ACTGCTACAGATGACGCAAACTTTGTAGAGTTATTAAGATTAAAAAATGGTATTATTCAAAACCAAGTTAGAACAACATCATACGCTGTAATAGAAGATACTTTTGCTCGTAGAACATATGACGAAAGTGGAGACTATGCAGTAAGAGATTTTGATTTAGATTTAAGAGAACATTTAATATCAGGAACAAATAGAGGTATATATTCAGCAGGAGATGGTGGATTAGAATCTAAAATAGCTGCAGGTATGGGACCTGGTAAAGCATATGTAAGAGGTTATGAAATAGAAACTATAGGTACAAAATTTGTAGATATTAATAAAACAAGAGAATTTGATACAGAAAACAATTTTAAAAGTAGATTTAATTTAGGAAATTATCTTGAAGTAAATAATGTATATGGTTCTCCTGATATTGGTTTTGTTTCTGGAGATTCAGAAGCATTTAAAAATATATCTTTATATGATACAGCAACGGATGCTAGAGGTACTCCTAATGTTGGTTCAGACTCAGGTATTAATCAAATAGGAAGAGCTAAAACAAGAGGATTTGAATATTCATCTGGAACAGCTGCAAGTAATATTTTTGCTAGTAATACAGCAACGTCTGCTGTTTATAAACATTATCTATTTGATATAGAAATGTTTACACACTTAAACATTTTAGAAGCACAAGCATTTACAACTGGAGAAAAAATAACTGGTGGTACTTCTGGTGCTACTGCTGTACTTCAATCAGTTTCAACAACTGAAACAAGTACAATTAATAATATAACTCAAGCAAATCCAACAGTTGTTCAAGCTACAGGCGCACACAACTTACAATCTGGTCAACAAGTTAAAGTTGCAGGTGTAGGAAGTGGTTGGGAAATTGATTCAAGTGTGGTAACTGGTGGAACATTTACAGTTAGAGTTGTATCAGGAACAGATTATAATTTATATAGAGAAGATGGAACAACTGCTATCAATTGTACAAATCCAGGTGCTGGTGGAACAGCAACACACGGAGTTGTTGTAGTTTCAAACGTACAAGGTGATTTCGTTGCAGGCGAAACAATAACAGGTGGTACTTCTGGTAATACAGCAACACTACAAGGAGACTCAATAGGATTTAAAGCAATTAGAAATTATGGACCAAGTGATATTAAACAAGTTGCAATGGCAGGTTCTCCTACATATACTTCGGATGTAAAAACAAAAGATGTTGTCTTAACAGGAACTGTATCCAATTCAAGTGGTACAAAAGTATTTCAAGGATTTGGTACAAGATTTACAGATGAATTAAAAGTTGGAGATAAAGTTTCATATAGAACGGATAATGGATTAATAGAAACAAAAATTATAGAGTTTATAGCAAGTGATACAAGTTTCAATACAACAGCTGCTTCTGGTGCAAACGTAACCAAATCAGATATAACTAGAGGAAGAGGTGAGTTAAAAGACGCAAACAAAAATATTTCTGTTTTTGAAATGCCAAATGAAACAATTAAAACTTTAAAAACAACTGTTAACTCTGGTATAACAGATACAAACTTTGCAATAAGAAGACACTTTACTCAAACTTTAGGATCAAATGGTGACGCAACTATAACAGCAGGAACAAATGAAACTTTTAGTGGATTAGTAGAAAAAGATTTTTCAGTTTCAATTATGGCTATGGGTTCTGGTTCAGCAAGTGCTGTTGGTGATGTATTAAGTTTAACAGGCAATAATCATTTAGGTGGTGCTATATTTACATTAGCAGGTTCTCCAACAGGTAAAACTTTACAATTAGATTTTGGTACTGACTATGCAGGTCATAAAGTAAAAATTTTAGCAACAGTTAATAGAAGTGTTGCAGGTTCTAAAACTAAAACATTAACTACAGGAACTGCTTTACAAGTTACCTCACAAACAGAAATAGAAAGTGGTACAGTTGGTTTAGGAAAAGCAGATGTTTATTCAATAACTTCTGTTAAAATGGCTGCTGACTTTAGTACAAACGCAGTAGCAGGTGATACAGATATTACAGAAAGATTTAATTTAGATACAGGAATGAGAGATAACTTCTATGATATTGGAAGACTTAAATTAAAAAATGGTGCATTAACACCAACAGGAAGATTATTAATTACTTTTGATTATTTCTCTCACGGTTCTGGAGATTATTTTGATGTAGACTCTTATGGAGGTATTGTTGCATACGAAAATATACCTAGTTATACTTCTGATACAACAGGAAGAAAATACGAATTAAGAGATTGTTTAGATTTCAGACCTAGAGTTGATGACGCTTCAACAATAGATAGTGGTACCCAAGACCGTTCTTTTGACGGAACAGGTGCTTCTACAACAGATGTTGTTAAGTTTGGAACAGATATTACTTCTGACTTTGAATATTACTTACCAAGAATAGATAAAATCTTTTTAGATAAAGAAGGAAACTTTAAAGTAGTTGAAGGTGCAAGTGCTTTAGAACCACAAGTACCTAAAGCATTAGAAGGTGCTATGCATTTATATACTTTAGAATTACCATCTTACACATTATCTTTAGATGATATTGCTATTAAGAAAGTTGATAATAGAAGATACACAATGAGAGATATTGGTAAATTAGAAAATAGAGTTGAGAATATGGAATACTATACTCAATTATCTTTGTTAGAGGCACAAGCACAGAATTTACAAATACAAGACGCAAATGGTTTTGATAGATTTAAAAATGGAATCATAGTAGATAATTTTAGTGGTCATAATATAGGTGATGTAGGAAATGTAGATTACAAATCATCTATTGATATGGCAAAAGGTGAGTTAAGACCTATGTTTAATGAGGACGCTGTTAAACTAATAGAGGCAGATGACGATGGTACTTCTATTCTTGCTTCAGATAGAGTAGCAGGAAATTATCAGAAAACTGGAGATGGTTTAACTTTAACTTATACTGAAACTCCTTTAATAACACAACCTTTCGCAAGTAAAAGTGTTAATGTTAATCCATTTGAAGTATTTACTTGGTCAGGTTCAGTAGATTTAACTCCACCAAGTGATGAGTGGAAAGAAACAGAACGAGCACCAGAGTTAGTTATCAATAATGTGGGAGGTTTTGATACGCTAGTTTCTGGTCTTGGTAATGGTGCTTTAAACGGAGTAGAAATTGGAACAGTATGGAATGACTGGCAAGATTTCTGGTCAGGTTCCGTAAGAGATGTTGCAAGTAGAGATGTTGGTGGAAGAGGCAGAAGTGGAAGAAGAGTATTCCAAAGAACAGAAATAGAAACTGCTCAATCAGTTCAACAAACAAGAACAGGAATGAGAAACAGACTTGTTCCTCAAGTTGTAAGAAACTCTATTGGAGACAGAATAGTATCAGTTGCTTTTGTTCCATTTGTTAGAGCAAGAACAATTACTTTCAATGCTACAAGATTAAAACCAAATACAAGAATGTATCCATTCTTTGATAATATAGATGTTGCTTCATATTGTACACCAACAGGTGGTTCATTAGGAGGAAATATTGTATCAGACGCTAATGGTACGTGTTCAGGTACTTTTGCAATTCCTGATCCTACTAACAATGCAAATCCAAGATGGAGAACAGGTCAAAGAGTTTTCAGATTAACAAGTTCATCTACAAATGATTTAAGTTCAGATGTAGAAACTTCAGCAGAAGCAGATTACGTTGCTAGAGGTATATTAGAAACTGTACAAAATACAATTATTTCAACTAGAGAACCTAGACTTGTTAGAAATGCAACTACAGAAAATAGAAGTATTACAAGAACATCAACAAGAGCTTCTGATAGAACAATTGGTTGGGTTGACCCATTAGCACAAACATTTATGATTGATGATGTTGGTGGTGTATATTTAACTTCTGTTGATTTATTCTTTGGTGCTAAAGATAGTAATATTCCAGTTACCGTTCAAATAAGAGAAGTAGTAAATGGTTATCCTGGATCAATAATATTACCTTTTAGTGAAGTAAGTTTAAATCCAAGTTCAGTTAATACAAGTACAGATGGATCAGTTGCAACTAAATTTAGTTTTGCTGCTCCTGTATATTTACAAGAGAATACAGAATATTGTTTTGTTATACTTGCAAACTCAAATGAATATACTGCTTACGTAGGAAGATTAGGAGAAACTGTATTAGGTTCAGATAGAACAATATCACAACAACCATATGCTGGTGTTATGTTTAAATCTCAAAACGGTTCAACTTGGACTGCTGAACAAAACGAAGATGTTAAATTTACATTAAACAGAGCAGAATATTCAAGTGGTATTGCTAAGATTACACTTGTTAATGAATCTTTACCAGCAAGAACACTTAAAAATAATCCAATTAGAACAACAAACGGATCAGATGTTGTTAGAGTTTACCATCCAAACCACGGGATGCACGGTACATCTAATAACGTTACCATCGCAGGAGTGCCTTCAGGAACTTACAACGGATTAGCACATAGTTCAATTAATGGAACATATACAAGTATTTCAAACGTAACCCTAGATAGTTATGATATACAAATACCTGGTTCTACAAACGCAACTGCTTCAGGAGATATTGGAAGTAATGCGGTAACAGCTACACAAAATAGATTATTTGATGTTTTAAATTTAAATATTGCAACAATGAGTTTACCAGGAACAAATATATCTTTTAAAATGAGACCAACAACTGGTAAATCAGTACACGGTTCTGAATCAGAATTTAGTACAACTTCTGTTGCAAATGCAAGTTCTATTGTTGCAAATGATAATATCTATATGACAGCGCCTGGTATGATTGCAAGTCAAGTTAATGAAACAAACGAAATGAATGGTAAAAAATCTTTTTATATAGATGTTGAAATGTCAACTACAAATACTAAACTATCACCATTTATAGATTTACAAAGAGCAAGTGCTTATGTAATTGCAAATAGATTAAATAGTCCAAGTTCTGGTAATACACCAGACTTTGTTGCTGATACAGCAAACACAGGTACGTCAACTGCTGGAGTTTATTTAACTAGACCTATTGTTTTAGAAAATAACTCACAGGCTCTTGATATAAGATTGTCTGCTAATATACGTTCAAGTTCAGAAATAAAAGTTTATTATAGAACGTCTGGTCCTTCTGAAACAAGAAAAATAGAAGATATAAATTGGTTACCATTTAACAATGATGGTAGCGAAGATATTGCAATTGCACCTGCTGAAGATAATGATACATTTAGAGAATACAAATATTCAGCAAGTGGATTAAATGATTTCACTTCATTCCAAATTAAAATTATAATGAAAGGTACTATATCATCATACGCACCTAGAATAAAAGATATGAGAGGAATTGCATTGGCAATATAAGAAAATGGCTGTATTAAAAGTTGAAGGACATAGTGATTTAGTAAGAGATACACAAACAAATGCTATTGTACGTACAAGTAATGAGTATAGTGTTTATATGAAAAGAGTTAAACAAAGAGAAATAGATGGTGATAAAATGAGAGCTGTGTGTGGAGAGATAAATATTTTAAAAGCAGAATTAAGAGAAATAAAAGATTTAATTAAAGGATTAATAAAGTAAAATGGCTGCAAGACAAATAGCAATAACAGATACACTAGAAACATTTAGACAGGAGTTTAATGCTCTGTCTGCTCAAGATTTTGGTGATATAGGTACACTAGACGCTTCAATATCAGCAACAACCGTTATCGGTGCTGTTAATGAATTGTCTGCTCAGATTGGTGCCGCTGAAGGTTGGAGAATGGAAGATTCCTCTTCAACAGTACAGCAAGTTGGTGCAGGTCAAACAGCTAGATTTTTTGGTACATCTAATCAAATAACAGCAGTTGTATCATCACCAGATACATTGACAATTGGTTTTACAAATAATGTAACCATACCAAATAACTTAACGGTTACTGGACATATTTCAAGTGTTGGAGGAGATGTTGGTGTTGCAGGTAATCTAACAGTTTCAGGTTCTGGTACACAAACAATAGGAACAATACAAATTGCAGGTAATGAAATCAGTTCTACTGATTCAACAGAATTAAAAATTGCTGATGGTATGCAAGTTAATGGTCCTGCTAAAATGGGTGTTACCACAATTAATCCTGCAGGCTCAAACAATATTGAATCAACATCAGGTTATACAGTATTTGGATCAGTTCCAACTATTATGAGTAAAGATATTTTATTTTCTGGAGATACAACAGGAAATAGTATTTACACAACTTTAAGAATGACTGATCCTACTTCAAATCAAACTATAACTTTTCCTGACGCAAGTGGAACAGTTATTTTAAGTGGTACATCTAATTATGCAACAGGAAGTATTTTTTCAACTTCGGTATCATTAACTATATACAATTCAGCGGGAGTAGCGCAAAAGACAATTGTTGGCAGTTCTACATAGGAGATAAACAATGGCAGTAAGAGCTCCTTTATACTATGATGGCGGCGACTTGAAAGAAATGACAAGTGCTGAAGTAGATGAATATATCGCACAAACAATTTATCAATACTCATTAAATCCTTCAGTAATATTATCAGTTGTTGCAACTGGTGGTAATTTAGGAACAATAACTGATACAAGACAAACAGCAGGTGCTATGTCCTCAGACGCTTCAGCGTTTCCTAGTGAGGCAACAACAGATGAACCTGGTTCGGTAACTATTAGTTATGATAGATTAAGTTTATCTTCTGGAACAACAACAGCTCCATCTGATTCAGGAAAAACGTATATGTGTTATAAGAGAAGTGATGACGATATACAAGCAATGACTTTACAAGATTTTAAAGATACGTTTGTATTTCCAGCAGCTAATTTAATATCAGGTGCAGGAACAACTTCTCAACAAGCAGGTACTTATCATATTTCAACATCAACATCGGTATCAGGTTCAACGTTAGTAAGTTCAACACCTATATTTTTAAATACTCAAGCAGATACAGCTGCTTATACATCTGGAGGTATTCCAGAAACTTTAGACCAACCAACTACAATTAATTCTTACTACTTACAAAGAATAGATGGTGTTAATAATGCGCCTTCAAGAACACCACTTTATATTACAGGTGGAAATCATTTACAAGAATATTCTACTACAAATTTAAATACATTATTACAAGACGCTATTAGATACGAAGTACATCAAGGTGGTAACGGATATAATATAAGTTATAATTTAGGAACAACAGGTTCAGGTGTTACCAGAGGTTCTGGTATTGCAGACACAATATTAACTGGAACAGGAAATTATCAAACAAGGTTTGTAGGAACAAATGATTATAGAGCTCAAGAGTTTCCAAATGGTTCTCCTACAACAGCGAATACATATTATTTACGAATAAGTAAGAGTTAAAAATGAGATATAAATATTGTTATGAATATATTATTAACAGGTGCTGAAGGATTTATAGGTAAAAATCTTTCTAACTTTTTTAAAGACAAACATAAAATAATTCCAATAGATAGAGATATAGGTAGTAATCTATTATCTTGTAATTTAAAATACGCTGTAGATTATGTAATACATCTAGCAGGACTATCTGGTGTTAGAGATAGTTTTGAAAGACCTACAGATTATTGGAGACAAAACGTTATCGCAAGTCAAAGATTATTTGACCACTTCAAAGACACAAAAATACTTTATGCAAGTTCAAGCACAGCTGCTGAACCTTGGAGAAATCCATATGCAATGAGTAAATATTCTATGGAACAAATTGCACCAAAAAAATCAGTAGGTATGAGATTTACTACAGTATATGGTCCACAAGCAAGAGATAAAATGTTAATACCTAGAATATTAAGAAATGATGTTCCTTATATTAATACAAACCATTGGAGAGATTTTATTCACGTAGATGATATATGTACAGCGATTGAAACATTAATGAATCAAGAAGATAATTTAATTCCTTATGGAGATGTAGTTGAAATAGGCACAGGAGTATCTCATAGATTAACTGATATAATAAATTATTTTTCAATTGATGTATCTAAACAACAACTAGGTGATGAAGGAGAAAGAATAGATAATAAAGCAAATGTAGAATTTTTAAATACTTTAGGTTGGAAAGCAAAAGTAGAATTGAAAGATTATATAACAAAGAATAGGATAACAAACTAATGGCTGTTTTTTCTAAAAAAATAATTGAAGCATATTACTCTAATTCCGAAAATGATACTATTGAAGTTATCTATAGAGAAGGTGATAAAGCTGTTGCTTTTTATTTGCCAGTTGATTATGAGGATCAAAATTATAAAGATTTAATATCTGAATATAGTTCAGAAAAAATAGCACAGTCTACATTAAATAGAAATGCTGTTTATGCAAAACAAATTAGAGATATAGTAAATGCACAAAAAAAGGCTATAGTAAATCAAACTCATAAAACTAATATAGAAGATTTTACAAAAGGTATAATAGAATTTAATAAAGAAGAAAAATTACATCTTGATATTATGTTCGCTTTTAAAGTTAGAATATTTGAGTTAGAACAAGTAAAGAAAAGTACAAATAATGAATTAAAAGCAAAAATTAGAAAAGCAAAAACACCTTTAGAAATTTTAAAATATTATAGTGAGATAGTTAATGATTAATGTTTATTGTGTAAAATGGGGAACAAAATACGATAGAAGTTTTGTAGAAAAATTAAAATCTTCTGTTGCAAAACATCTTACAGTTCCTCATAAGTTTACTTGTTTAACAGATATGCCTGAAATGGATTATGATGAAGGATTAGAATATCCTGAATTGAAAGGTGTATGGCATAAATTATCTTTATTTGAAAAAGTAGGTAAGTGTTTATATTTTGATTTAGATATAGAAATAAATGGCAACATTGATTTTTTAGTTTGGAATGATGAAGACTTTAATAAACTAACATTAATAAACTCTATGAATTGGAAAGCTTTAAAGTCAGATGATAGATTTAAATTTAGAAATAATACTTTAATCAATAGTTCTATTATGCGTTGGTCTAATTCATACGATATATTTGAAAAGTTTATGGAGAAAAAAGATTTATATTTAAGACTATATACAGGTATTGATAGATTTATTTTTAATGAAAGAAATAGATTAAGTTTAAAATATAGAACGTTTAATACAGAAGAAATATCTAGTTGGCAAGAAGATGTTAAGACAAACACAATTATGATATACAATGGAAAGTACAATGATATACGACAAGAAGACGATTAATATTTTAAATAGTTTAGCGAAAAAGTATCCTGAAAGGTTTACAGACGCTTGTAATTCTTTAAATGATAATCAACAAAAAAGTAAATACTGGTTAGTTGAAAAACTAAATGAATATAAATTTGATTTTAGAGATAAGACTAGTGAAAAAGGAATTGACGCATTAGTATTAGCGGGTTGGTATGGTGTTCTTGCGTATATTTTAATAGAAGAATTTAAATTACAAAAAATAAATAGTATTGATACACTTGACTATGATCCTTTAGCAAAGAACGTAGGAAGAATATTGTTTGCGCCTAAAGACGCAGAAAATTTAAAATCAGGTAGAGCAACTTTTGTAAATTACAAATACAAAGATATTAGAAAATTAAAGTATGATTATTTAAATAAATTTGCTTTGGTTACTTGTACCTCTTGCGAACATTTAAATCAAAAAGATATTGACCACGTAGTAGATAGATTGCATTCGGATACACTAGTTGTTTTGCAAAGTAATAATTATAAAGATTGCAACCAACATATTAACATAAGTGAAGATATAAATGAATTTAGAAATAGATATACTGATAAGTTAGATAATGTAAGAGCATATGTAAAACCTTTTGTTAGTTATGATAGATATATGGTAATTGGAACAAGGAGAAAGAAAAATGTCTAGTTTAGCAGATATAATGAAACAACGACACAATACACAATTCTTTACAGATGAAGTACCAGAAAAATCTGTAATAGATAATATATTGCAAGAAGCACATAAATTAACTCCTCATAAAAATAACTTTTATAGATATAAAATAAATGTATGGGGTCCTGAACATAAAGAAGAAAAAAGATGGATAGGTATTTGTTCAGTAGGTGGCGAAGGTAAAGATTTCTTTAGAGAAAATCCTACAATAGAAAATTTTAGAAAATTAGAAGACATCTACGATAGGTGGACTTCAAAAGAAAATGCTAGAAAAGGTTATCCTAAAGTAGAAGATTGTAATTTTAATACACAGGTTTTAGCACCATATCTATTAGTGTATACACATCAACCTGATTTTAAAACTAAAAGTCAATTAGAATCAACTTATAATAAATCAGGTAATCTTGAAAAAATATTTAAACAACAAAAAAGTAATAAACAAGATATGGATTGGATTATTCAATCATCAATGCACGGTATAACAACTGCTTATTTGTGTACTGAACAAGGATTAAATGCTTCTTTCTGTAGATGTTTCTTTTATGATGAAATAATGCCTACTGATATATTGTTAAAATCTAAACAACCTAAAAAAGATATTGCATTTTTATTAGGTATTGGTTATCAAGATAAATCTCAAAGAAGACACGTAAGTTATGTATCAAAACCTAATTATAATGAAATTATAGAATGGAAATAAAAGTTAAAAATAAAACTATAGATTTTTTTCAACACGATATATCAGAAAAAAATAAAGTAGCAGTAAGTACTTCTAGTGGAACAGATTCTAGTTTAGCACTTTACTTAACAGCATTATGTTTTCCTAATAGAAAAATTATTCCATATCATATGGAAGAATCACAATACCCAGGTCAAAAACCTAGTTTGTTTAAAATTGTTGAGTATTTTAATTCCATTTTACCTAATAAAAATATAACAGAACCTTTAATTGATTCAGTTGATTATTGTACAAAAGGCTCTAAATGGAAATTAGAAGCAATTAAAACGCCTGGTGATTTACCAATAAAAGAAGATGGTAATACAGGACAAGCTAAAATATTAGCAAGTAAATATTATGAAGAAAAAAGATTTGAAAATGGAGATGTTGACTATATGGTTTGTGGTTCTACTAGTAATCCTCCAATGGAAGTTTTAAAAGATTCAAATGTTGTATATGAAGAAAGAAGAAGTGGAAGATTAAATCCTTTAATAGGACCTAAACATTATTTACCTTTCTATCATTTAGATAAGAGTTATATTGCAGAAATGTGGAAGAAATATAATTTAATGGATATATTCAAAGAAACAATTAGTTGTATAGAATATAATAATCACGGATCAAAAAAAGAATTACCTTGTAAAAAATGTTATTGGTGTTATGAAAAGTTTTGGGCATTTGGTATGTATGATGGAGGAATTAAATGAAAATAGTTGCTGTTAGAATAGGTGATAAGTATGGTCCTGAATATGAAAAGTATTTAGAAAGTAAATTACCAGAACACGAATTTATATGGGTTAGAGAACCTATCAATGATAAGATACAATTACAATGGAATAAAATGTATGCTATGAATTTAGATATAGATGAGCCTGTTGTTGTAATGGACATTGATGTTATATTAGTAAATGATTATAAAAAGTTATTTGATTATCCTATAAAGAAAGGACAATTTCTAGCAATACCTGGTTGGTGGAGAGATACAAGTGGTAAGAAACATAAGATTAATGGAGGTTTCTTTAAGTACTATCCTAAAGATTGTAAATATATTTACGATAGATTTATGCAACAACCAATATATTGGCAAAAATATTATATATCAAAAGGTATTGCAAAAGGTCCTGTTAATGGTGAACAATATTTTGTAGAGGATAGTGCCAATGAAAGATTAGAAGTAATTACTGTACCTGAAAGTTGGGTTACTAGATGGTGTGCTAAAGAAGATATAGGAGTTAAAAATTTTGATTTGATTGAATGGAAAGCAAAAATACAAAGACAATATTACGAGGTAACTGGTAATGATTATATCTATTTAGGTGGTGAGTTTCATCCTGATATAAAGATGGTACACTTTACACACTCTACAAATAAACCACACGATTGGGAAGATATAAATGACTTCTATAAGTAATAATTTTGATGAAAGATGGAGAGTAAATATTGATATATCTAATAGATGTCCTTTAGAATGCCATTCTTGTTCAAGACAAGTATGGTATAGAAATAAAGGTTTAAAGGTTCCTGGTAAAGATATGTCATTAGAAGTTTTTAATAAAATTATTAGTCATTATAAACAAGTAAATTTTTGTGGTCAAGTTTCAGATCCAATACATCATCCTAAATTAATTACTTTTTTAAATATAATGAAAGAAAAAAATATAATGGCAGTAATACATACTGCTTCAGGCTATAAATCAAAAGAATGGTTTATAAAAGCATTTAAAACAAATCCAGACGCTAGATGGTTATTTGGTATTGATGGAGTGCCAGAGGTAAGTCATACTTACAGAATTAATCAAGATGGTGTAAAGTTGTTTGATATAATGTTAGAAGCTAAAAAGTATTTAAATAAAAGACCTGTATGGCAATATATTCTTATGGATTTTAATTTAAAATATCTTAATGAAGCAATGAATTTAGCAACAAAACATAATTTAGAATTTAAACAAATTATAGACAGAAAAAATTTAAGTGAAGGAGGTTACATTGAGCAATTTAAAACCTAAATGTTTTGGTAGAATGGAAGCTGCTGTTAATGCTCAAGGGTTTTTATTACCTTGTTGTTGGTGTGACCAACCTCCAACTTTAGAAGATAAAAATTTTAAAAAATTAATTAAAGATAAATTTCATTTAGATAATGTTGAAAAGATTAGTGATGTAATTTATTCAGATGAATGGCAAGAGTTTAAAAAAGATTTAAAAGAAAGTAATTATGAAAAACTACCACCTATATGTAAAATAAAATGTGAAGGTGATAAGATTAATGTTATTAAAAAATATCCAGAAGGAACAATTAAATCATAATGAATAAAACTTATTGTCCTGTATTATTTGATACAATTTATAGTAGCAATGCTGATGATTGTTATAATCTATGTTGTTTTGCTGAAAGAGGACATCCATTAGATAAAAAATATAAACAAAAGACACACGAACCTTTTGAGTTCTTTTTATCAAAAGAGATGGACGAAATAAGAGATAAGTCTTTAAAAGGAGAAAACATTGCTCAATGCAAAAGATGTTATAAAGAAGAAAAAGAAACAGGCTATTCAAATAGAAATAGATATATTTACGAAAGAAGATTTGAAACATTACCTGTTAAGGTTGAGAAAGTAAGATTTAAGTTAAGACATTTTGGTAACCATTGTAATCTAGGTTGTTTGATGTGTCATCCTTATAACTCAACAACTAGAACAAAAGAATTAAAAGATATAGGTTTATATAAAGACCTTTATGCTAGTTATAATAATCCTGTGTATGAGAATTTAGATTATAAATCTTATCAATTATTTAAAAATAATATTATTGAGAATATAGAAAGAATAAGTCAGATACAAATTACAGGAGGAGAGCCATTTCAAATACCTAAAGTTTGGCAGTTTTTAGTTGATGATATACCAAAAGAATATGCTAAAAATATTAATTTAGTATTTGATACTAACTTGACTAATTTAAATTATAAGAAATATACTTATGAACATTTATTAGAAAAATATAAAAAGATTAGATTAAATGTATCTTGCGACCATATAAAAGATAAATTAGGATTTATTAGATATCCTATAGACGTAGATTTATTTGAAAAAAATTTAGAAAAGTATAAAGATAATGTTAATAGAGTTAATGTTACCGTTCAACTTTTAAATATATTTGATTTAGATATTATAAAACAATATTATAAAGGCTATGATGTGTGTACAGAATCTTATGTAGACCATCCTAAATTTTTATCAGTTAGAAATTTAAAAAATGAATATAAGAAACAATTACAAGATAACTATACTGGTTATGAAGACCGTAATAAATTATTCTTTACAGAATTTACTAGAGAACCTTTAAGAGTTAAACAAAAGATTATAGATTATCTGAATAGTTTATCTAAACATAGAAAGTTAGATTGGACAAAAATATGGAATAAAGATTTAATGGAGTGTTTATATGATTGAAAAATTATTAAAAGACAATGGTAAAAAATATATCAAAAAAACTTTTGATTATAAAGGCGAAGACAATTTTGCTTTTTTGAAAAATGAAGTCTTTTGGTTAAACTATTTAAAGAGTAAGTGGGTACCTGAATTAGAAGAAGTTGGAGATAACTATGTTATCACACGATACTATGGTCCAGATTTAATGACATCAAAAATAAAACCTGATACTCAACAAGTAATAGATATGTACAAATTTTTTAAAGAGAAAAATGTATATAAATTAAATGGTGCATTAAGTAATATGACAATGAATGGTAATCAATTAATTGCGTTTGATTGGAAATGGGCTAGATTTAGAACAGATAAATATAAAGACTATGAAATATTTAGTTATGAAAAATGGTTATCTAAAATAGATATTGAATTGGTTGAAAAATTAAAATGTATGATTTGAATAAAATAAAAGATGAGATAAAAACTTTACCTAAATGGGACGAACAAATTTGTCTACAAGGTACAAAAACTATCAAAGATCCTTTTGCTGGTATTGGTAAGGCAATAGACTTACCTGAAAAAGAAATAGAATTTACATATCCTTTATTTGATATACCTTATATAAACTCTATTATTAAAGAACACGATTTATATAGAGTTAGATTAATGAATCTAAAAAGAAAAACTTGTTATACCTACCATAGAGACCAAGGTAAAAGATTTCATATACCTATTATCACCAACGAAAATTGTTTTTTTATAGTTGATGAAGAGCTTATTAGATATCCTGCAGATGGAAATTATTATATAGTTAATACTTCTAAAAAACATACAGCTATTAATGCTTCTAGGGAAGATAGAATACATTTAATTGGTAATATAAAAAAGAAAGATAATAGTTGGGGTATACTATTATGATAATAAAAGAGATAACACACGAACAAGCATTAGAATGGGTATCAAAACAAGACGTGGAAGATACTTGGCATAAAGATTTTAATGAGTGGAAAAAACATTTACTTTTAGCTGCAAAGTATTGGCCTTGGGTTAAAAAGTTTTATAGAGGTAAGAATAAATGGTTAGGTGCTTTTGATGATGAGTTATGTGGTGTTTATTGGTATACAATAGTTGACAATGAAATGTATGATGGTTTTTTAATATCAAAAAAACACGGTGCAGGAATAAAATTAGCAAGAGAGTTAGTTAAGATTACTAAAGGACAATGGAGATATAATTGGACAATGTGTAGTAAAGAATATTTAAAGTTTAATAACAGATTAGGATTTCAAGGAACAAGTTATGCAAATATAACACCTTGGGACGAGGTGTATTTACTATGGCGATAAAAGAGATATTAAGTTTTAGTAAAATATATTCAGGTGCTGAAACAGTAATTACTGGTAAGTATGATGAATTATTAATGAGTGATGGAAAGATTTATAAAGATACAATGTCAGGTCTTTGGAATGTTTCTTTAGGTTATTCTAACGATATGATAAAACAAGAAATGATTAATCAATTAGTTAAGTTACCTTATACAAGTAATTTCTCTGGTTATCATAGTAAGACTACAGAAGAATACGCAAATGAGATTTGTAAAAGAACAAATATGAGTAGAGTATATTTTACAAATAGTGGAAGTGCTGCTGTTGAAACAGCAATTAAATTATCAGGTAAGAATATAGCAGTATGTGGAAAACATAGTTATCACGGTTCTACAATATTAAGTGCTAATGCAAGTGACCAAGATATTAATAAATTTTGGAAGATACAAAATCCTATGAGTGTTCATAAGTTTGAAACTGTTGATGACTTAATACAAATATCAAATGGATTATTTGATTTATCTTTTGTAATTATAGAACCAGTTGTAGGTGCAGGTGGTGTGTATGAATGGCAACCTGAAATATGGAAAGTATTAGAAGAGTATCAACAAAGAGGTGGTGTTCTTATATTAGACGAAACGGTTACAGGTTTTGGTAAACTAGGTACTATGTTTGCTTTTGAAAAGTATAATATAAAACCTGATATGATAGTTTTAGGAAAAGGTATTACTAATGGTTATTTTCCTATGGGTGCGTGTCTAATAAATGAAAGAATAGAAAAGTCAGTTAAAATGTTTAATCACGGATTTACTTATTCAGGACATCCTGTTGGTTGTGCAGCTGCTTTACAAACAATTAAAGAAATTGATAAGTTAGATTTAAAACATCAGCAAATAAAAGGTATTACAAGACAATATGGTTGTATGGGTGCAATTGATTTTGAAACACCAAAACAATCATTAACTTTTATTAAAAAAATGAGAGAGAAAGGTTACATCTTGGAAGATGGATCAGAAAACGTATCAACTGCTGTATTTTGTTTACCATATATTTTTCAAGACCATAATGAATTTGAGGAGGCAATAAAATGTACCATAACGGATATATAGAAACATTACCTGTACAATTACCAGAAGTACAAGATAAGATAAAAGAATATTTTGAATTTATCTATAATCATAATGACTTAACGGTAAATAAGAAAACTATTTGTGATGACTTTAAAGCAAAATTTATACCTTGGTTGAATCAAGGACATATTAAATTTAAAGGATTAGAAAAGTTTCCATATGTTTATATTGTAAATGGTGTTTCAGAATTTATACCTACAGTTATGACTGAACATAGTTTAAGACCTTTATGTGTAGAAGGAGAGTATATTGCTTATCCAGCATATGCAAGAGTATTATTAAAATCAGGTATTAAGTTAGATAATAAAATAGATGTTATCAGTTTACCTTTTTGTAGAACAGGAGATATACATCCTGAAACTTGCAACATATTAGAAAAACCATCTTTAGTTGACCTTGCGTGGGCAGGCAATAGTGGTGTAAAAGAAACTTTTGATTTAAGTAAAGTTAAATATGTAGCCTTTAGTTTTAGTAAATGTTTTGGTGTACAATATCATAGAATTGGTATTGCATATAGTAAAGTGCCTATTAAAACACTAGAATTAGAAGCAGGTTTTACATATGTCAATATGGTAGGTGTAGACTTAATGAGATATTTAATGTCCATACCACCCCACCAGTTGTATGATAAATATAAGAACATAGCTAATAAGTTATGTAAAGATAACGGAATAGAACCAACCAAACACTTATGGATTGGATTAAAGGACGGTAAAAGGCATTCACTATTAGAATATTGGATGAATTATTTAAATGAGAACGGAAAACCAAGAGTTTCATAACTTACTTAAATCAGTAGACTTTGCTGATGTATCTAATTTTTGGCAGGTACCATACAAAGAAATACTTGAAGAAGTAAAAGAGATACCAGAAGACAAGTGGCGAAAACCATTTGACGCTGATTATAAGAGAGAAGGACTAAATGACCTTGAAAGTAATATTTACTATCCAGGTTCTAAAGGAGATTTAGTTCCTGCAAGAGGTTGGAGAAGTGTAACCGCTTTAAATGAAACTGGTGATTATAGAGACCAAATATCTAAATTTACTCCTGTATTTAATACTGAAAATGAATACAGAAATAAAGTAAAAGAAGTTAGAGAGAAAAGTCAATGGACTGATATCTCACACTATCTTCCAACATTACAAAAGTTTTTTGAAGATAGAATATTTCCTTATATGTATGTAGGTCATATTTACGTTAGTGCTTTAGACGCTGGTGGGATAGTGACCGAACATAATGATATACCAGACGATTCAAGACCTATGTTAGAGAGTGATAGAGTACATAGTTTTAATGTTCTTAACACATTTAATATGGTTTTAAATCACGTTAAGTCTTGTTATTCTTGTTTTAATGGTAAGATATTACCCGCTTATGATGGTGCAATCAGATGGACTAATACAGGAAAACAACATTGGGTAGTCAATATGAATAAGGAATCTCAATATCAAATTATATGGCAAGGGCTATATAAAAAATCATTTAGAAAATTAGTTAAGGAGAAATATAAATATAGTTATGGCAATAATTAATAAACATAGTAAAATAAATTTAGACGCAGATTTTCAAGAAAAACATAAAGAATTATTTAAAGTATTTTCTGATAATAGTTTAGATGTAGAAATCAATGAAGATTTTGACGGATTAAAATCATTTTTAACTTCATTATCAAAAGACGATTATCCTTATGATTTTGATGGTACTTTTGATGGTATAAGTGATACAACAAACTCTTTCGCATTATTATTAAAATCAGGTGATACAATAGTTTCTACATATGCAGCTATGAAGATAGATTATAATAACTTTGTTAATGATATGAAAGCTTATTATAAAGGTACATATGAAGATGTAGGTATTGATTCAGGTAATCAACTTTATAGTTCTTGTCAATGGGTATCAAAAGACCATAGAGGTAAAAAATTAGGTATGTGTTTAGACCATTTAAAAAAGAATATTGTTTTTGATATTTTAAATGGCGATGTTAACTATGCAATACATAAAGAAGCATTTAAAAGTTATCATAATGATGGTTTAAAGTATGATACAAGTTCAAAACTTGCGACAATACCTGAAGGTGATGTCGGTGGTGCAGGTGAAAAAATAGATAAAATTTATAACGTAACCTGGACAACTAAATCATCTTGGGCAAGTAAACAAGATGATGTTAAAAAGTTATATAGTTAAAAATTTTTTATCTGAAACAGAATTAAACTCTTTTACATATAATAAAAAAGAAGAGTTTAAATCCTCATCAGGAAATTTAATTTTATATTATCAAAAGTTATTAACTTCAATTTCAATTAAAATACAAAAACATATAGGAGATTTTTCTTTAAGGGACGCTCACGTTTACGATTTAAAACAACCTTATAGATTACATTGTGATAGTGGTAAAACAAATAAATCAAATTATACTATAATTGTTCCTTTAGATAAAGAACCACAAGGTGGACTTTTTATAATGAATCAATGGGCAGATAAAGCATATAGTTTAGATGATTATTACACACAGGATTTTCAATCAGTATTATCTTTTGAAGAAAGAAAAGAAAAGATAAAAGAATTTAATCCAGATGTATCACTTCCAGATACAATTGACTTTAAACATATAAAAGATAAAAGAGGATTTACAGTTCAAGATTATATTGAATATGAATATAATACAGCGATTATGTATCCTAGTAAGTTTTTTCATTGTAGTCAAAATGTAGAAAATTTTACAAACAAAAAATCATTAGCGATATTTACAGATGTTAGATAGTTATACTTTTAAACCAAGCGAATTGCCAGAAATATATCGTATTCAAATTAACAATATTATTAAAGATGTTGTTGATACTAAATCAGATTTATATTGGAAGAATTATACAAAGTTTAATATAGATGAACAAATTGCTATATCTGTAAGTTGTGAAGGAGATGATGTAAAAGTTATATCTTCAATATACAATAGAGAGTTTTATGGCGAAGGTGTATATAGATTATGGAATAGATTTCTATATTCTAAAGATTTTAGAGAAACAGGTGGGTCTAAAAAGAGAGCTGGAGAACATATAAATCATCCTGTATTAGCACAGCAGATAAACTTTGTTGAAGACCTTAATCCCAAATTTTATTTTATAAGTAGACAAAGAACAAATACTAGATGGTTGAAGTATTACTTTGATAATTTCAATAAGGATTATAATAGAAATTTGATAGTAAGTGACCAACAATATTGGGTATGTAATGGAGATAAAGAGGGATGTGTTCAGACAATTATCCACCCAAAAAATATGGAAGTACCTTTGAAATCTTATAAATAGTACTATAAATTAATGAAATGGAGAATAGTCAATGATTACAATTGATGGAAAAGAATATGACGAAACAAAGTTTAGTCCTGAATTGCAGAATTATATTGCTATAAGGCAAGAGATTCAGATAAGTAAGACTAGACACTTGATTGAAATTGAAAAGATAGATGTTTTAACCAAGTTTTATAACGAAAAAATAGTCAATTTGATTAAAAAAGAAGTACCAAAAGAAAAGAAGTAAATAGATGGCCGCTATAGCTAACCTAACGATAGACCAAGGAGCTACTTTTAGTTCCGACGTTACCGTAAAAGACGCAAATAATCAACCTTTTAACCTATCAGGATATACAGGTGCAGCCAAAATGGCAAAAGGATATGCGTCAACTAGAACAAGAACAAACTTTACGGTTACTATGCCTACAGATCCTGCTACAGGAGTTGTAACCTTATCATTAACATCAGCGCAATCAGCTGCTTTAGACGCAGAAAGATACGTCTATGACCTTGAAATCACTAAAGGTACAGAAGTAACCCGAGTCATTGAAGGATTAATCACAGTAAGACCTCAAGTTACCACTTAATCAAACTTATTTTTGTTATAAATAGTAGTATAATAGGGAGAGAGAATGCCTGATATTACAGCAAAGATAAATGTAAACACACAATCTGGACCACAAGCAGTTTCGGTAACATTACCGTCTGGTCAGGCTGCTCAAAATACACAATTAAAATTTGCCCTACTTGGAGATGTAGACACCACAACTTTAGAAGATGGTGCTATGATTCAATATAGAGCAAGTGATGGTAAGTTCGTAACCAGAACGGAGATAGTTACCACTACAGGAACATTATTATTCAATTGTGGAACTTTTTAAAGGATAACAAATGGCAACAGTAATACAGATAAAAAGAAGTTCGGCTACATCAGCACCAGCAACATTAAAATTAGGTGAATTAGCATATACATATGGAACAGGAACGCAAGGTAACCTAGGAGATAGAATCTTTATAGGTGAAGGTGGAGTAGACGGTAACGGAGACGCAAACAATATTTCAGTAATTGGTGGACAATACTTTATGGATATGTTAGACCACGTACAAGGTACTAACACAGCAAACGGTGCAGTAATAGTAGACGCCAATAAAGCAATAGATGAATTCATTGTAGGTAATAGTACTACAGCAGGTGGACAAGTTAAATTTAACGAAGGAACTAATAACGGTTCAGCGTTTATTGGACTTAAAGCACCTAATAACGTAACCACAACAACAACATTTACATTACCTGATGGAGATGGTACTGCTGGACAGTTTATGAAAACTGACGGTTCAGGAAACTTATCTTTCTCAACTGTTAATCAATACATTGATTTAGCAGGTGATACTGGAACAGACCAATACAATACAGCTGAAACATTAACTTTTGCTGGTGGCGCTGGAATGGAAACAGATGTTACCGATAACAACGTAGAAATTAAAGCAACAGCATTAACAAATGCTAACTTATCTGGTACTGCCGCTATTTCAAATGCAAATTTAGAAAATCCTACTACAACATTAGGTAGTTCAGTATTAACTTTAGGTTCTACACAAACAGATGTTGCAGGATTAACTTCAATAGTAATTGATGACATAACAATTGATGGACAATCTATTACTACAACAGCTGCAAATAAAAATATTAATATAACACCACACGGAACTGGTACAATTATAGTACCTAGTGGTTACGAAGATAGAGCTGGTTTCCAAAACCAATCTCTTGCTAACAAAGCATACGTTGACCAAGTTGCTCAAGGTTTAGATACTAAACCATCTTGTAGAGTTGGTACAACTGCTGACTTATCAGCAACATATAACAATGGTACTGCTGGTGTTGGTGCAACTTTAACTGCTACATCAAACGGTGCATTATCACTTGACGGTATTTCACCAGTTGTTAATGATAGAGTTTTAGTTAAAAATCAAACAACAGCTTCTGAAAACGGTATTTACGTGGTGACAACTGTTGGTGATGGATCAACTGCTTTTGTATTAACAAGAGCAACTCCAGAAGACCAACCAGCAGAATTATCTGGTGGTGCTTTCGTATTCGTTGAAGAAGGAACTTTAAATGCTAACAATGGTTATACATTTACACATACAGGTGCTCCTACTTTTGGAACAACTGATTTAGATGTTGCTCAGTTTTCTGGTGCTGGTCAAATTACTGCTGGTGCAGGATTAGTAAAAGATGGTAATACTATTGATACAAATCCTGATAATAGTTCAATTGAAGTTAGTGGTGACCAATTAAGAGTTAAAGCGTCTGGTATTACAGACGCTATGTTAGGTGGTTCAATTTCAACTTCTAAATTAGCAAATCCAGTAATATACTTTACAGATGAATCTTCATCTCAAGGACAAGTTTCTATTGAAGGAACTTTTGAGTTTACTGCTGGTGAAGGTATCAATACAATTATTTCAGGTAATGGATTAAAAATTGCAGGTGAATTAGCGAGTACATCAAATATAGGAGTTGCTTCGTTTTCTTCTGACAACTTTACAGTTACCTCTGGTGATGTAGAAGTTTCAACAGTTGACGGAGGAACATTCTAATGTTTGGATGGTGCAAAAAGTTTTTTAAAAGATTTAAAAAACCTAAAGTAGAAACTATATCATTAAAAGAATTACAAACAAGAACAAAAAAACAATTAGAGTCTATTGGAAGAAAAATGGGAATTGAATTAGATAGACGATTAACAAAAACAAAATTAATTAACAAAATCAAGTTTAGAGCTAAATTAAGAAAGAGATAATAATGGCAACTAAAATTAAACCTTATCGTACAGAAGTAGCAACTAGAATACCATCAGCAGGTAATTTAGAAACTGGTGAGTTGGCTGTGAATATACAAGATGGTAAGTTTTTTACAAAAACATCATCAGGATTAATTAAAGAGTTGGGAGGTGCAGGTTCTGTATCTCTACAAGACGTTACCTCTAATGCTTCTATAACTGACCAAAATATTACAATGAACGGAAGTCATTTTATATTTGAAGGTAATTTAGAAAACGCTTTTGAAACAATATTAAAGGTTGAAGAACCTACAGCGGATAACATTTTAAAATTACCTAATGCTTCAGGTACTATTGGTACCCAAGATGACGCATTGGCTTATTCTGTAGTATTTGGTTCGTAAGGTGATAAATTATGGCAAGTACATTTAAAAATTCAGGAATAACAGTTCCAGTTGTAGACACTACTGATGGAGACATATACACAGCAGGTGGTTCTGAAACTGCTGTTATTCACGCATTATATATTTCAAATAATAGTGCTTCTAGTGTAGCTAGGGTTAACGTAAAAGTAACCGTAGATGGTGGAACTACATTTAAATATGTAGGTAAAAATTTAGAGGTTCCTGTAGGGAATACATTAACACTAGATAAACCAATAAATTTAGAAAACAACGATAAATTGAGAGTGGTCGCTGACCCTTCTCCTGATTCAACTGCTGTTGAGGTTGAGGCAGTAGCCAGTATTTTGGCAATAACATAATGGAAATTATAAATATAGCAATTAGAGAGAAATAGATGTCTTACGTAGTACCTGGTTTAACTGGAATAGATAAAAAGAAAAAATTTAATGGTATCAGACGTACCAAAGAAGGTATGGCGTACCTTACATCTATCAATCCTAATATAGGTACTGGAGAAATATCTGTATCAAAATATTACGAAGATGGTAAGTCAGATAACGTTGGAAGAGACCAAACAGATTACGTTGAAGAAAGATTAGAAATGTTTGATGTTCAATATTTTACAGGTGATGGATCAACATACACCTTTACACTTACAACTCCAGTTTTAAATGAAACAAGAATAGCACTATTTTTAGATGGTGTTAGACAAAAAGCATACGAAGATTATACATTATCAGGTGGGAATAATGTCAATTTCACACTAATTCCAAAGACTGGATTAAGTATTGTAGTAGGACAATTGAAAAGAAGATATTACAATAATGATAGCGATAAATTTCAACAAATTAATTATTCAGATGATTTAAGTACTACTTTCTTTATAAATAGTACTAGTGGAGATTTAGTTAAACGAACAAACCAAATAGTATCAAGGTCTGAATTAGGTACCGATGATTTTGACACTTTTGAAAGTACAACGGCAAGTGTTGCTACAACAACTTACCAAAGTGCTGTATAACAGATGAATTAAGGAAAAAGAGAGCAAATGGCAGATTTTAAACTAGGACGTATTAAATTTAAATGGAGAGGTGATTGGGCCGTATCAACTGGATACGTTATTGACGATATAGCTAAGTATGGTGGTAATACATATGTGTGTATTCAAAATCACACTTCACCTGCTAACGAAAATGTATTTTATACTGATCCTGGAACATATACAAATTATTGGCAACTACACGGTGAGTCGCTTTTCTTCAAAGGCGATTACGCAAACGCAACTTGGTACAAATTAAACGACCTAGTTAAATACGGTGGTAAACAATATAGATGTACTACAGCTCATACATCATCAAGCACAGTTTTAAATCAATCTAATTTTGAAGCATTAGTAGATGGATTAACATTTACAGGTGATTACGCTTCTTCAACTCAATACAAATTAAATGATATTGTTAAATATGGTGGAAGACAATACCGTGTTACCACAGAGCATACATCAGCTGCTGGCGGTGACGCAAATATAGATTTATCAAAATTTACTCTTTATTCAGAAGGTTTAGCTTTTAGAGGCGACTTCCAAGTTTCAACATATTACAGATTAGATGACGTTGTTAAGTATGGTGCATATCAATATAAATGTTCTACTGCTCACACGTCTGGTGCTGCTCTATCAGATTTCGCAGAAGCTAACTTTACAGTTTATTCAGAAGGTTTACAATTTGAAGATAGTTATAACTCCGCAACAGTTTACTCAAAAGGTGATGTTGTAACCTACGGAGGATATTCTTACGTTTATATCAATTCAGCTGAAGCTGCAGGACAAACTCCTGCTGACAATGCTTATTGGGATGTTGTAACCACAGGTTTCAATGCAACTGGTGTTTATTCACACGGTACATTATACAAAACTGGAGACACAGTTCAGTATGGTGGTAATTCTTACGTCTGTATATTAGACGCACAAAACCAAAGACCAACAGCTGCAAATGGTACTGTTAACTCAACATACTGGAAAGGTGTTGTAGAAGGATTTAAATGGAGAGGAACTTACGATAGTTCAACAACTTATGAAATTGGTGATACAGTAAGATATAGTTCAAGTTCTTATGTACAAGTACAAGACCAGGTTACTGGTGTTCAACCAGGAACAGATTCAACAAAATGGCAAGTACTTGCTCAAGGTGATACAGCTGCTGTATTAACTACAAGAGGTGATTTACTTTACCAAGATGTAGGTGGTGCTGCTAGATTACCTTTAGGACTTCCTGGTTCTGTTTTAACAAACGATGGAACAGATATTGTATGGAGTGGTATTTCAGGCAAAAACGTATTATGGGTTTCTCCTAGTGGTGTTGATGGTTCAGCAGGAACAGAATCAATGCCTTATCAAACTCTTGCTTATGCATTAAAGAAAGCTAAGAAAGCTTCTATTAGAGAAGTTGAAACAATTTCAGGTGGTACTGGTGGAACATCAGGAACTTATGATGGTGCAAGAGGTATCTCATATAAAGAATTTACGGTTGCAACTACACCAACAACAACATCATTTACAATTAATTTAGCAACATCAGCTTATGCTCATACTTATGTTGATGGTGGTTCAATTAGAAAATCAGATGACTCAACGTTAACGGTTACAAATGCACCTTACGATAATAGTACAGGTATCATCACGATTACAACTTCAAACGTACACGGTTTATCAGCAACTGATAAAGTAAGAATTAGAGGTATGAATTATACTTGCGCTTTAGGTGCTAAAGTATATCCAGAAACTGGAAGTGATTCATACTATAGAGTAAATACTGCTACATCGCCAGTAACCGTTGAAATTGTAAACGGTGGATCGGATCACACAGCAGGAGACAAAATTAGAGTTGATGGATCATTAATTGGTTCTGCTACAACTGCTTTAACTTTTGATGTTAAGAGTGTTGCAGGAGATATTGTTAGACTTAAAAATGGTACTTTCAAAGAAAAATTACCTTTAAGAGTTAAAGATGGTGTTTCAATTATCGGTGAATCATTAAGAAATACTAGAGTACAACCAAAAACTGGTACAGGTTCTCAAATCAAAACGGTTAAGGTAACAAAACAATTAGTTGGTGCAACAAACGGAATTTACAAATATTTACACGCTGATAAAGTTGAAAAATCATTTACAGTTGCAAGTGTTACCAACTCAACAACTTTCGTTGTTAGTTTAGGAACTTCTGATTTTGTACATACATACATTGATGGTGGAACAGTTAGAGATTCTAGCTATTCTCAATTTGATATATCAGACGCTCCTTATAATAACTCAACAGGTGATTTAACAATTACAACATCAATTAACCACGGATTATCTGCTAGTGATGTTGTTAAGATTTCAGGAATTAGATATAGTTGTACAGAAGGAGAAAAAGTTTATCCAGAAGTTGGAAGTGGTGCAGTATTCAGCGTATTTGTATCAGGAAATATCGCAAAAGAAATTACAACATATCACGGTGGTGCAGGATATAATGTTAATGATGTAATTACATTAAAAGCTGCTGACGTTGGTAATGGTGGAGATTTAGTATTAACTGTTGGATCATTAGAAGACAACAAAGCTTCAAACGAATTTTTATGTAATGATAGTAATAACATTAGAAATATGACATTAACAGGTCTTACAGGAACTAAACTTTCTGGAGGATTATATCAAGCAACGGTAACAAGTTCAAACTCATTTACAGTACCTACTGAAACATCAGCACACGCTCACAATTATGTTAGTGGTGGTCACGTTATAGTAGAAGGTGCTGAAGGAACTACAGTTGCATTATCAAATTGTGCTTATGCTCACGCTACTGGAGAATTAACGGTAACAACTGGAACTAACCACGGATTAACAACAGGTGATTGGGTTACTCTAGGAAGAATGAAATGGAATATTACAGATGTAGGTGAAAGAGTTATACCAAAAGGTAATATAATGGCTGCAGTTGCGTCATTAGACCCAGCAGGTAACATTAAAACTACTTCACCATATATACAAAACTGTACTTCTATAAATGCTGGTGCTTGTGGAGTACAAGTTGACGGAAATTTACACGCAAAAACTCATACATCATCTTACAAGTCAATGCTACTTAATGACTTTACACAAATTAACAATGATGGTATGGGTATTCACATCTTAGGAAAAGGACGTTGTGAGGCAGTATCAGTATTCGTTTATTATGCAGAAAAAGCTATTTACGCTGAATCAGGTGGATTTATTAGAGGTCTAAACTGCTCTCACGCATATGGAGAAAAAGCTTGTGTATCTTCTGGTACAGACGAAGACGAATCACCAGTAAGTATACGAACAAGAGGAATGATGTTGAAATATGACGCAACAGGATTCCAAGGTGGTGCTACGGTTGCAGACATAGAGAATTCAATATCAACGCAAGGTCAAGGTACTGCTACAATAGAAGGTGCAAGTTCTGGTGCTACTGCTAGACTTTTCAGATTTAACGTATCACTACAATATTTACATATAGATAATATTAGTGGTGGTTTCATAGATAACGAAATTATTACAATTACAAAAGAAGATTCATCAACATTCCAAGTACAATTATTTGAAAACTTTGGAGATAGTTCAAATGCTCAAGAAGGTCAAAGAGGACCTCTAATTGCAGTTAAATCAGGATCTACAACGTTAAATGCTACAGGCATTATCAAATTAGCTTCTAACGTTAAATTTGCTGGTGATACAAAATACTATAGAGTTGGATTAGTATCAGAAGAAGATACTACAAACGGAACTGCTGTTGTTAGATTAACAGAAGACGTTGGAACAAGTAAAGCGAAAGATGAAAACGTGGTAACTGAAACAAGTTCAGGTTTCTCTAACATTCGTTTAACTGGTCACGATTTCTTATCAATTGGTACTGGTGATGTTATAACTACAAATTATCCAGGAACACCTTCTCAACCTGCTGACCAATCAGATGAAGTTATTGAAGAAGATGGTGGTCGTGTATATTGGGTATCAACCGACCAACAAGGGGACTTTAGAGTTGGAGAATTATTTAAAATTGAACAGGCAACTGGTTCAGCAACTCTTAACGCAGACGCCTTTAACCTTTCAGGATTAAGTGAATTAAGACTTGGTTCTATTGGTGCCGAATTAGGTGCTGCTATCAACGAATTTAGTACAGATGAAACATTAGGCGGAAACTCAAACAACGCTGTACCTACTGAAAATGCTATGTTAGGATATATGACAAGAGATAAAGCAGGTACTGGAGGTTGGGTTCCACCAACAGGAACAACAGCACAAAGACCTGTAGGAGGTTCTTTATTTGCTGGTCAATTAAGATACAATACATCTTTAGTTGCTTGGGAAGGTTATAACGGATCATCTTGGACAGGTTTAGGAGGCGGAACTCCTTGGTCAACAATTACTGGTGATGGTTCAACTACAACTACAGCAGAAAGTAATCAAAGATTTTTAGTAGATACTACTTCATATGAAACTACAATTAATTTACCTGCTAGTCCACTAGTTGGAGATTCAGTTGTATTTTTAGATTTAGCAGGAACGTTCCAAAGCAATAAATTAACCGTTGGCAGAAATGGTAAGAAAATTATGAACCTTACAGAAGATATGACTGCTGAAACGAATCACGCAGGATTCACTTTAGTATATACTGGTCCTACGTACGGTTGGAAATTAGTAGAGGTTGCGTAATAATATAAATATAGGATAGAGATTAATCAATGAGTAAACTAACACAATTTACAGTAACAGGAAAAGAAAAAGATGACTTCTATGGATTTCATAGAGTTGCTCCTTCACAAACTATAAACAGAACCGTAAAAAAAGTTAACGGTAACGAAGCTGTTTTTGAATATTCTTTAGGTACAGCATATACAGTTTCAACTGCTACTTTTATAGACGCATATTCTATTCAAGATGACACAGGTGGTAATGCTTCTTGTATGAAATTTAATAACAACGGTACAAAAATGTATATCGTTGATACAGAATTACAAAAAATAAGTGAATACGAATTAGGAACTGCTTATGATGTTTCTACAGCATATTGGAGAACACACAAATTTGTAAAAAGTGAAGATTTAGCACCAACTGGATTTGCTTTTAATGGTGATGGAACAAAAATGTATGTTGTAGGTACTGGTGGTAATGCAGAAGCAGGTATCGCAGCTAACCAAGTTAATGAATATGCTCTATCTTCAGCTTATCAAGTTGAAACAGCAACTTGGACAGACAGATTTTCAGTTAACGGACAAGACACACAACCAAGAGATATATATTTCAATAACGTTGCTAGAGGTGCAGTAAATCCAGGTGGGTTAATGTTCCTTGTAGGTCAAAACGGTAATGATATTAATGAATATCTATTGGGAACTGAATATGACGCAAGTACAGCTTCTTTTGTAGACTCACACGATATTACTACTCAAACAACTACAGCTGTTGGATTAGGATTTGATGATGATGGAGACCGTATGTATGTTATTGGAAATGGTGATAACAAAGTACATCAATATCCATTGGTAACAAATTTTGACGTTTCTACTACACAAGCTTTAACTGCTTCATATACTTTCGCCACAAACTCAATTAATGCTAGAGGATTTGCTTTCAATAATGACGGAACTAAAATGTTTGTTGTTGGAGACGCTGGAAAATTTATTATTGACAATGGAGATGATGAATTACCTATCACTCACATAGCAAGAACAAATAATATTATGAGATTTCTTGAAGGAAATACATACAAATTTGATGTATCAGACAACAGTATGACAGACCAATTATTAAAATTTTCTACTACAAAAGATGGTACTATTGGAGGAGGAACTGAATATACAACAAACGTAACCTCATCTGGAACTGCTGGTTCTGGTGGTGCATATGTTCAAATAGTTGTTCCTGCAAAAACACCAAGTCCAAATGCTGGGGATGCTGTTAGTAAGTTATTCTATTATGGTCCTGCAGGTGGTATGGGTGCTGAAATATTTACACCTGAACACAAAGGAGAGTTGCAAATTACATATACTAACGGTTCAGACGATATAGAAACTCGTTATGAAACTCAAAATCAAGAAGATATATTTGAGGATAGTTTCTTTTTAAGAGCTGGGTTAACTTTTAGTATAGATAATGGGGATTTAAAAGTAGAATTAAATTAAAAAAATTATAAAAGTAGAGAGAGGAACTATTATAAATATAAATAAGGAAACATAGAATTATGGCAACGATAAATTTAGGAAGAATTAAACCAGTATTTCAAGGGGCATATAACGGCTCTACTGCTTACGTAGTAGATGACATAGTTACCTCTGGTGGTGAAACTTTTATTTGCATTTTAGCTTCAACTGGGAACGCTACTTCAAATGCAACATATTGGACAAAACTAGCAAAAAAAGGTGATGATGTAACCCAACTAACTACACACGGAGATATGCTTTTTAGAGGCGCTTCTGGTGTTGAAAGATTAGGCGCAGGTTCATCAGGACAAGTTTTACAAACAAAAGGTTCTTCTGCTGATCCTATATGGGCTTCAGCAACTGGAATTACTTGGACAACTAAAACAGCTAACTTTACTGCCGTATCTGGTGGTGCTTATATCTGTAATACAGGTGGTGGAGCATTTACTTGTACTTTACCAGCAACTCCTTCTGATAACGATTATATAATAATCGCAGATGGTATGGGAAAATGGAAAGACGCTAACTTAACAGTTGCAAGAAACGGACAAAATTTAGCAGGTGTTGCTGAAGATTTAGTTTGTGATTCTAAATATGCTACTTTAAGATTAACATACAAAACTACGCCAGATGTTACCTCATCATATATCGGATGGGTATTAACATAAAATTAAAAATGAAGAGTTTAACTAATATAAATAGTTTAATAGAAAATTTAAGAGAGGGAATATAAAACAATGCCAAATCTATCTAATTTATTAGGTTCAAGCGGAAGCTCTATTGACCACAGAAAAGAAGGATTACCTCTTTTCGGACTATGGGGCGATAGTGGAGACCAAAACACAAATATGAACTACAGAATCTATGATTCTGGTTACAAAAACGTCGGATCACCTTGGGGTGCTGTATGTAATAGTACAACTAACTACAGATTTGGAATTCTTGGAGACGCCTCTCACGCTTACAATATGAATGACCACGGTACAGACGTATCACACTCAAATTTAACTTCACAAAATTATTCAGACTGGACAAAATGGATATCATCAACATACCAATGTGACCAATATCCACACGCACAGTATTACACATCTTCAAGAGATGGATTTATTTCATTCCATTCTTATCACCACATTACTAGTGGATTTGAATGGCAAGTAGGTTGGACTAAAATTAACCACGTGTTACCTGAAGGTATCAGACCTAGAAGAATGTTTTGTAATAGAAGAAACTCATTAAGAGAAATGAACATAGGAAATAACTCTTGCGCTAACATTGACCACTATGATTACACTTCTCACAAATTAGATAACACAGATACTTACGCAATTGGAACTGGTTATAACGAATCAACTAAAATGTTAGTTATGGTTCACTCGCAAGACGAAGGTTCTTCAACTGCTAAAACAATTCACGTGTTTAAGTCTTCAAAATGCTTAAACAAAGTAGATAGAATTAAAGATTACTTTGACAACTTAACTGGTACTGAATACTTTACTGGTACTTGGACAACAGATAACAATAGAGATATGACTGTTGTTGTTGGTAATAACAATTGGGTTGGATTTGGACACAAAAACGGTAACTCAATGAGATATGCTGCTTTTGATTGTACTATAGGTACAAGTCTTGGAACAACTGATACAGCTAGAATATTTGATAGCTGGCAAGATTTCCAAGGTTCAACAACTACATCTTACGGTGCAAACCAAGGTTCTGGATACTACACTAAATTTAATACAACTTGGGATGGTACTTGGGGAATGATTTATGCTCCATACTACTACTACGGTTGTGGAATTAACGGTTGGTGTATGTCATTGCAAAATCCTAGAAAATTCATAAGTGTAAACGAAACAAAATCAAGTAGAAGTAATCCTTATATGGCTTGGGGAAGAACAGGTTTCCACGGAGGTTGGTCAGACAACACCGACGGAGATACTATGAGAGTTTACTCTTGGTCTTTTGATCCAACAGATTCAGACCATACAACTACTACAAAAGTTTATCAAGGTGGATCATCTGGAGATGATGTTGTAAGAAACGATAACGCTCACCAAGGTTCAGCTACGGTAACTAATAAAACTGGTAACGTTGGATTATCTGCTAACAGATGTTTCTTAACTGGAGGTTACCACTCAACTTGTTATCCAAAAATGATGCAAATAGACTGGTGGGGTAATTTTGGAAATTCAGATAGTACCTACGGTGGTAACGGTTTTAATACAGCTACTTAATAAGGAATAAGGAGATAAGAAAAAATGGCAACATTATATTTTAATACTGAAACAAATAAAGTTTTCTCAGCTAATGCGGTTACAGGAGACGAAGCTGTTTCACAAGGAAGAGCAATCAAAGTTGATAGTGCTCCTGACGGAATTGAACAGTGGAGAATGACTTATAATCCTAGTACAAAAGCTGTAGATGTATACGCAGATGGACAAGACGAAGCTGCTGCTCAAGCTCAAAGACAAACAGATGACGAAACACAAGCTGCTGCTGACAAGAAAAAAATGGACGAAGAAGCGGCTGCTGCTGCTGGTTAATAGCTAGTCTAAATCGCTGGATTATATTATGTTATGTATGACATTAAAGAACTAACCAAAGAAATTCATCAAAACGCAGAAAGACAAGAGTTTGTCAAAACTCTAATGTCAGGTTCAATAGAACCTAGACTTTATGCGACTTATCTTTACAATCAATTACAATGCTATTCTGTACTAGAAAAGTATGGAATGGAAAATTCTTTATTTAGAACAACTCCTAACTTACCTAGAGGAGAACATATCTTTTATGATTACAGAGCATTATGGCAAGACATAGGTGCTCCACCTCCTATAACAGAAAGCACTAAAAAATATGTTGCACATATAGAATCAATTAAAGAAGACGCTGAAAAATTATATGCACATATCTATGTAAGACATTTAGGAGATATATCTGGTGGTCAAATGATTATGAAAAAGACACCTGGTCCTAATAGATATTACATATTTAAACATAAAGAAATCAAAGAGTATAAGAATATTGTTAAAGAAACAATTAACAGTTATTTAAATGTTTATAAACTTAATATTCTTAATGAGTGTAAATTTTGCTTTGCTTCCGCCACGGAATTATTTAAAGAGATGAACGATATGGATACTTCTAAACCTTTGATATTAACTAATGAGTATAGAGATACAGAAAACGATCCTTTTAAAGGAACAAGTATTGAAGGCAAAGATTAATGAAAAGTTTATCTGAGGAATGGGATAAATTTTTTAAACAACACCCTTATGGTGGACCTTGGGATTATAATAAACATACAAAAAAATTACAAGATGACCACGTTGTTGATTTTATAAAGTATTATAATTTTGAAAAAAATCTAAAGGTTTTGGATTGTGGATGTGCTGATGGTAGAAATTCTGAATATCTTATAAATGAGGAGTTTGAGGTAACAGGTATAGATTTTTCACAAACGGTTATAGAAAGAACTCAAAAGCGTTTAACAAAAGGAAAATTTCTTACTGGAGATATAAGAAAATTAGATAATATTGAATCAAATAGTTTTGATTTTCTTATTGACGCTGGTGCTTTACACGTAAATTTTCCAAAAGATATTATATCAATTATAAAAGAGTATCATAGAATATTAAAACCTTCTGGAAAAATGTTTATTAGAGTTTTCAATAAAGATGACGATACACCTAATCCTAT